AAACATTAAATCAAAACTCAAGTGAAGCAGAGATATTTAATGTAATGGGTCAATTACAATCATTACAAAGAATTAAAAAATCTGGTGAATTAGAAAGCAGTTACAAAGAAAGAGAACAACTTGAACAACATGGAAAACCCAAAGTTTGATTTTGTATTTTTAGGTCAATCGATTTTAAAGTATCAGGTTCCTTTAGATATATTTAATTATATTAATTATATTTATGAATCTAACTTTCATAATTTAACACCTGCAAATGGTCAACTAGTTGGTAAGATAGAAAAAGAACATTCTTTATTTTATCATGGAGCTGATCAAACAAAAATGAAAAATCATAATATGTTACCAAGAAATGTAACAAATTATTTTATGGAAATGTTTAAACATTACTTAGCATTTAATAAAATAAGAGATTACGATCTACACCTTAATTCTATTTGGGTTAATGAAATGAAACAACACGAATATAATCCAGCTCATGTTCATCGTGGTATGTTGTTTACTGGTTTATCTAGTGTAATGATTTTAAAACTACCGTCAACGTTTGGTAGAGAATACTCAGCAGAAAACGTACTACAAAATGGTAGACTACAAATTTTAGGTGCAACTAACGGTCAGTTTGCTAAAATAGATTATCAGCCACCTATGGATCTTAGAGATTTTTATATCTTTCCATATGATATGAGACATTGTGTATATCCTTTTAATGGTACAAATGAAGTTAGACGAACTCTTGCTGCAAACTGTGATGTACAATTTGATCCAATAAAAAATAGAGGTGCAGGTTAATGGACAAACAATATTACATAGATAATCATATAGGTGTGTTTAAAAACTTTATGCCAAACGAATTGATAGATGATTATACAAACTATTTTAATAAGTGTGAACAACAAGGTGCAATATATCCAAGGAAAGTAGATGAGATGTTGGTATCAGATAATGCAATAAGCACAATAAGAGACACAAATGTAGCACTAACGTATACAAACAAACCTTTTATAGAAGGGTTTTTTAAAGAAGTATATCCGTTATATGTTAAAAAATATTCGTATTTAAAACAATTAGCAACACATAATATACTTGAGGTTAAAATACAAAAAACAAAAGTTGGCGAAGGTTATCATTTTTGGCATTGTGAAAACGCTGAGATGAAAGCAAGAAATAGGATACTAGCTTTTATGGTTTATCTTAATGATGTAACTGAAGGTGGGGAAACAGAATTTTTATATCAAAAATGTAGGTTTAAACCAGAGAAAAATACATTATTAGTTTGGCCTGCACAATTTACACATGTTCATAGAGGCAACCCACCTCTATCAAATGATAAATACATAATAACGGGATGGGTAGAATACGGATATTAATATGATAACAGAGCCACGTTGGAAATCTTACATAGTAGAAACAACACAACCAATCTTTACACCTAAACAATGTCAAATGATTATTGAAGCTGGACGTGCGGAGCCTAAAAATAACGCACAAGTTGGAAGTAATAAAGGTATTAAAAGTGGAGTATATGATACTAAAACAAGAACTTCACATATTAGTTGGATACCATTTAAAAAAATGCATGATATGTATAAAGACATAGAGCGTATTATGAAGACTACAAATGGCAATCATTTTGGTTTTGATGGAATGGCAATAACTGAGATGGCTCAATACACAGAATATCCAGAAGGTGGATTTTATGATTGGCATGTCGATAATGATGTTAACTGTGCAAATGAACCGCCTGTAAGAAAAATATCTATGACTTGTTTACTATCTCCAGAATCAGAGTTTGAAGGTGGTGATTTAGAATTAATGGCTGAAGGTAAGATTGCAAAAATAAAACAAGGGCATGCCGTGTTCTTTGCATCGTTTATTAGACACAGAGTAAAACCTGTTATACGTGGCAACAGAAAATCTTTGGTCATGTGGTTTGGAGGCACACCTTTTAAATAATGATTAAAGCTGCATACTTTCCAACTATTATATATGCTAAAGATGTAGATTTAGACAACAGACTTTTTGAAAAAGAAGTTCTTGCCTGGGCTAATAAAGACAAAGGGGTTAAACGAACTAATATGAATGGCTGGCATAGTCAAACTGATATGCACAACATACCTGTATTTAAACCTTTAGTTGATGAGCTTTTTAAAATGCAGTCTGAAATATATAAAGAAGAATATTTAGACAGAGAACCTGTTATAGGAAATATGTGGGCAAACATAAATCCACCAGGTGGATACAACAGACCACATCTACATCCTAACTCTCATTTTAGTGGTGTATATTATATTAAGGCACCTAAAAACTCTGGACAAATAGTATTTAATGATCCAAGATCTGGCGCACATATGGTTATGCCAGCTAGAATAAAAAAAGAACCTCCTTCACATTTGTGGAGAGAAGTTCGTGTAGATCCGTTAGAAGGTAGAATAATTATGTTTCCAGCATGGCTTTGGCATTGTGTTGAACCAAATGAGAGTAATGATATAAGAATATCAGTGTCATTTAATTTTATACAGAAAGGATTTAATGTTTAGAGATCATAAATACCAAGTAATTAAAAAAGCATTGTCTTATGACATGGCTAATTTTATATTAAATTATTTCTTACTAAAAAGAGATGCAACAAGATTTATGTATGAGAGAAACATACACTCACAGTCCCCGATACTAGGAACATGGACCGATAAACAAATACCTAATACATTCTCGTGTTACGGTGACTTTGTTATGGACACGTTATTAGTTAAAATGTTACCTGTAATGAAACAACATACAGGACTAGATCTTATACCAACTTATTCTTATGCCAGAGCATATAAGAGAGGTGATGAATTACGAAGACACAAAGATAGACCTAGCTGTGAGATATCTACGACTTTAAATCTTGGTGGAGATCCATGGCCTATATTTATCGACGGTACAGGGTCTGACAACGTCATAGATGAGTATAAAAACATACATAAGCCCAATGCTCCAAAAGGCACAAAAGTCTTGCTTGAAGTAGGAGATATGCTAGTATATAGTGGTTGCGAACT